CCTTTGATGCCAGCAAAAGGCAAACGAATCATTGCTCGTTCTTGCCAGAAAAATGTGTTTTTTGTATTTGCATCAGGAAGGAATCGCAGTGTGGTACTTTGACCTTCTTCCATGTTCCAATGTGGATAAATTGAATTGTCTCCACCTGTTTGGCTTCCGCCTTTGTTGCCTTCTGCTGCCTGTAGTCTTGCTCTGATTTCTGCTAATGATGCCATAGTTTTTCTCCTTGATAAGTTGCCTATGTTATGTTGCCTATCTAAATGTTTAGATCTCTGTTGCCTGTGACTTACAAACAAAAAAGCGCAAACACTGTAGTAGTATATGCGCTTTTTGTCTACGTGTCAAGTGTATTTATGTCATCTGAGCAAAGCCAGTGATTTTATTCTTGCCAGAAGTGCATCGCCTTCTTGGGTTGGAGTTTCTTTGCCTTCGTAGTATGCACCAGTCATTGCTGAGTTTGAGTTGATCGGATCATCATTGCTGGTTTCTGCCATGTTGCCACGAGTTCGATTTCTCAACTGTGCCAGCTGCTGGAACATGGATGATTTCTGATTGCGAGTATCTGTTTGATCCGATGGTGCTGGAACTTCAGCAGCGGAGTCTGGTCTAAAGTTAGGCAATCTTGCACTTGGACTTGATCCCAATTTTGCTCGTGGTAAAGAATAATCTGTTCCTGGCGTGGCTGCTACATCTGCTGGAGCATTGGGCGCTGTTGCTGCGGTTGGTGGTGTAGGCGCGGTTGGTGTAAGTTGTTGTGTACGTCTTTTCAAAAAAGCAACTGGATCTTGTTGATATTCTAGATCTGTGAGTTTGTCTTGCATGTACTGTTGATTGCGTTTTTCTAAATCAGCATCCAGTGCAGCCTTGCGTGCCACATAGCCTGTTTCTGCATCTTTCTTTAGTGCAGGAAGTTTGGACATGTCTGCAGGGGTGTTGAGTCCGTGCTTGCTGGCCAGGAATCGTTGACGCATCAGGTCGTCTTGACTCATTCCAGATTTGCTCAACAAGTCTTCCAGTTCGTCGAACTCGTTGTTGTATCCGCCTCTGTAGTCTGGGTCATACACACCTTCGCCCATGCTGTAAGGCATGCCCACTGCACCGCCATCTTCGTCCATTGTTAAATCGACATTAGCTACTTTTGACAGTGGAGTACTGTCTCCAGATTTGAGTGGAGACAACTCATTGTGTCTACGTGGCTGCATTGGATTGATTAGTTTTTTTCCTGCCGGCAAATCTTCAAAGTCAGGACCAAAGCCACGGATTTCAACATGTGGAATACTATCACCCATGTTGTTTGCTGATGCTGGATTTACAACACCTCTACCTGCGCCTGCTACGCTTTTGGTGCGTGGCATATCCTGAACATCCGGACGAGGTGGTACAGTTCGCGATCTGCTATCTTCATACATGCTTTCGCATTTGGCCAAGCCGTGTTCTGGGCAGTAAGAACCTTCCATGGTCATGTTGCAGGAGCCTTCGCTCACGGGCATGATCATTGGGCTGATGAGATTTTCATTGATGCCGAGATCCTCAGCAAAACGGTCGCTGATCCATTCATGAGGATCACCTGTGCGAGCCTTCTTTGTACCATAGGGCATGTCATCAAAGTAATAGTCATACAGTGCATCATACAAATCGTCACTCATGTCTCCAGTTTCGGTAAAATCTTTGATGTCCCGACGGAACCGATCTTGTATGTGATCCATAGTACTGCCGGTACTGTCATTCAACACACCTTCTCGGATGGGCACGCCGGCGTATCGCAGCATTTCGGCCAATTCACGATCTTGCTCAAATGTGGCCCGGTTGTCGCCTTCCGCCATACCTTGTGTCTGTTCCCATTGGTCGTATACTGTTTCATAGGCATTAGATAATATATCAACCTCATTTTGGTTAATATCATACATGTCATATACTTCGTCCCCAAGATCGGGGAAGTCACCTATTGCTGTCATTACTGAGTCAACTGAGTTATTGAATCTATTGTTTCTAACTCCGTATTTTGCTATATTAAGCCAGGCTGATTTGATAGGATTTCCATATGCGCCAACTTTTGCCCATTCGCCCACTGCACGTAAGCCTAAGTCAGTTGGCGCATTTTCACCGGCCATTCTTTCATTGTATTCAGATTGTCGTTTGTATGAGTCATGCTCTTCTTTCACAGGGGGCGCAGTGTCTTGATCAACATCAGCAGGTTCTGCTTGTGTGCTTTGAGGAGTTTGAATGCCCAGTTCAGCCAGTCTGCGTTGCACATCTGAGTCGTCCCAACAGTTGGCACGGCCTTCGCTCTTGTCAGCCAAGTCGTTAAGAATGTCAAACAGCTCGTCATCGCCCACAATATCATACAACTGTTCTGTGGCATTGGTAGCATCAGGACCAACTATGAGTTCGCTACTCATCAACTGATTGAGTTTTTCCATTTGCTCAGGGGTTTCTGGCAATGCCCAGGTGCCTTCACTGAGATTGTTGATCCAGTTTTCAAATATCTGCGCTTCTTTCATGTTGTTTCCTTGTTGTTGTATCTTGGCCAGTGTGGGCAAGGCAGCTTCAATTCTAGCATCCAGTGTTTGTTCCACAAACAGGTTGCGTAGATTTTCTACTAGTGCTTCGGCTTCACCAACTTGGTCAGGAGCCCAGCTTTCAAAGTATGCTTGATAGCCACGTGGGCTGCCAAGATGCTTGACGGTTTCTTGTAAGTTGCGATAGTATTGCTGTGCGCTTTCCACCAGTTCTTGTGTGACACCTTCGTACACACGATGGTGTTGCGCACGATTGAAACGGCTCAGCACAGCCATTTCACTCACAACTTCAGTGATATGATTACCACGTACATCGTATGGGCGTCCGCCTGATCGCACATGTTCCAGCATGGCTCTACCACCCGCCAAACTCTTGAATGGCAAACGAAAACGTTCTTGATCAGCTGTTTCAATAAACAAACTTTCTACATAACGAAAACGTTTGTCATTTTCGCCTAGCACGCGATTGTGATTGATCACCAATCTGGCTTGAGTTTGTTCGCCCATGTAACTTACTCGACGATTGCCATAATAACCTTCAAACAGGCCTTCTTTGATGGCAGCAATGCCAGCCAAGGTGTGTTTGAGTTGGTTGATGTCTCTAGGACTCCATGTGGCTGAATGCCTGGCTGCTTGGTTGCTGAGCTCTTCTAAGAAACTGTACCACTCGTCTTTGTCTTCAGGCTCCATACCACGTCCCAGGTTGTCACCATAGAACAAGCTGAGTTCGTTGTCGGCAATCACACACACTGCTGTGCCGTAGTTTTTGCCTGTGCTGGCAACATAGTCAAATTTCATAGTTTTGGCGTCACCTGCTTCACTGGGCTGGCCTTGTGCGTCAAAGTATTCTGGGTCAAAGTTCTTTGTAACCAGAAAGTCTGCTAGATCTTGAGGTAATGCTTCCATTGTCATAGTAGTGTATTTAGCGCAGCATTGATATGAACGGCATTGGCTCAATAACATTATCGCCGTGATCTTTCATTTGAGTGTCTAATTCTGCATGATAAGTCTGCAACAGCATGAGCATGCGTACCACCAACAGCGAGCTCATCACAAGATCGTCAGTTTCTCCAGGTTTGGCAGCATAACTACCACCTGATGCAACAAATGTTTTGAGTTCACTGATTAGCGGTCTGCTGTGCAGTCGCATGCGCCCAGATTCTACCAGCACTTTGAACTTGTTGCAGGCAGTGAGTTTGGCTCGGTTTGTGGTGTTGAATCCTTTGCGGAATCTGCGTCCTGTGGTGCCTGTCACTGAATTGTCGCTGAGAAAATAGCCCCGGATGTTTTCTTCCCCATACTCGTTTATAGATATCAGTGCGGCTTCGCCAATGGTGTTGTTTTCCACACTGTAGTAAATCTTTTTATCATCTTTGGTGATTTCGTACAGTTCATTCACAATGTCCGCTAGTAGTTTGACCTGCGTGGGAATATCTGTTTTGTTGTGCCGCCATTCTGCCACTTGCTCCGTGGTGTCTGCTTCAAACACCTGTATGGCACTGGGATCGCCGCCTGTGCCCAGACTGGGATCCAAGGCCACAATGTATATTTTGTCTTTGACTGGAGTTTTGTACCAACGCACTTGCCCTGTGCGGCGACGGGGTTCTACGCCTTCTAAGTCCAACAGTCGGGTAGGTGCAATCAAGGTTTCGTCATTTATAACAAATTCACATTCCATTTCTCTACGAAATCGATCTTCACCCAACTGTGCCAGTTGTTCCAATCCCCATTTTTCATCTCTGTCAGGATGTTCACGCCAGTTGCTTCTAAATGCACGGAATCCGTTTATGCCCAGTTCTGTGGTGTTGCCATGTTCGTCTTCAGTTTTGTTGGCACCTTTCCATAGATACGCAAACTGATCTTCGTCTGAGTTTGGCGTTGATGTAATAATAGCCTTACCACCTGTGGCCAATGTAGGTGAGATAGACGTCCAAAACTCACGAGCAATAGTGGGCCGCACAAACGCAAACTCGTCAGCGTACAAGAGTGAAATACTCATACCCCGTCCAGTTGTTTCAGTTGTGGTCTGTGCAACAATACGTGACCCGTTTTCAAATTCCAAACTGTTCTTGTTGTAACTGGTGGCACCGGCTCTGATATGATTTGGGCACAGTTCATATGCGTATCTAATACGTTGCATGATTTCTTGCGCACCCGTGTATTTGTGTGCAGCAACTAAGATGGTTGAGTCAGGAACAAACATTGCATACCACAACAAGTATCCAGCAGCCGATGTTGATTTGCCTGTTTGTCGAGGCATAAGTGATATTGAATATCTGTAATCGTGATATGTGGCAATCAATCGCTTTTGATAATCAAATGGGTGATACAGCATCTTGCCGCGTGTGGGATGCTGGATAAAGAAAAAGTTATCCATGAAGTACAATGGACCGGTAACAGGATCTGCACATTTTGCAAATTCAATTAGTTCTTGTTCAGTGTATACTTCTTTGCGGTGCGGTGCTTTGACCAGTACTGTTTCTAAATTTTTAGTCGGTGGTGAGATCATTGTGATGTTATCCATGTGTATGATGTTACTCTATACAAGTCTGATGGTGTAAGCATGGCATGCCATAGCAGTTGTCTATATCCTGTGCTATTTACTTGATTGATCATGATGTAACCGGCATTGGGCTGTGCAGGTGTTTGATATCGCAAGGTTGAGGGATCCTTGTGCCAGTAAAAGGCTGTGCCTGGACCCTGCCAAGTCAGGTGCATGCTGCCCGGCATTTCTCCATCGGTATGCATACTGCATGTGAATCCAGGCTCATCCAGCCACCAGGCAGTGCCTGAGTAAGGATGTAGTTTTCTGCCTATATCTTGTTCTATTGTTGGCCATTGTTGATTTAATTCAGTATGCCACCGGTCAATCCAAGGAATGGCGGTGTCTACAATACGTCTACGTGCCCAGTTTTCTTGGCCTTGTTGATGGATCCAAGGCAATGCCGTCCAATCTGTCGCTAATACTTGTGCGGCCAGTTCATCACTTACAGCATGCTCCACTCTAAACAAATTGTTTTCTGCATCCACGGGTGTTACAAGCATTGATGTATCTCCGGCCATAGTCGTTCAAACTGTCCAAATGAGTCAGGATGGTACTTTGTCTCAATGTCTTGTATGTGTTGCTTGAATTGGTGTGTGGTACCTGCATGTTCTTGCTGAACTGCGCAATAGTTATTGAGTGCTTGGTCAAAAAATACACGTTCAGCAGCCGTAACAATTCCTGTAATATAAAAACGTTCAATTTCTTGAGCGGCTAATTTAGCTACAGCAGGTCCGTGTAGGAATGGATCCAAGTATTCGGGCTGAAACAAGTTTTGCCACAGTACCGTAGCACCTGCTGATTCCACAAACTGTCTAAACTCAACCAAGCGTGTGGCATTGTATATACTGTACACTGCATGCACACCACCCCACTGTCCTTGCGACTTCATCAATGCTTGTATGGTCTTTAAATTTTCTTGAAGAACTGTCCAGTCACCGCCATAGCGAACATATTCAAACCGTGGACCAATATTGTCAAAGCTCATGCTCCATCCTACTTTTTTACGTTGTGCTAATTTGCGGAATATTTTATTTTTCTGAAGATCAACATTCAAGTTTGTGATCAGTGTGACAATGGCAGTGTCTGGTATGACGTCCAACAATCGTTCGTTTTCAGGCAACAACAGTGGTTCACCACCCACAAGCGCCACTTCGTGTATGTGTTCGTAATGTTGTTCAATGAAATTACACACTTGTTCGTAGTAGGGTCTTGAACCTGACTTGAACGGAACTTGTTTTAACTGTGCCCACTTGCTGCTGGCACTGGGATCACAGTAGTTGCAACTGAAGTTGCATGTGGTGTTCCAGCGCACATCCACAATTACAGGATAATGGTACTGGTCGCCAGCGGTGGCATAATCAAAATCAGGGTTGACACGGTTGTGCCACTGACGTTCACCGTCTGCACCAAATCTTTCAGCTTGCACACAATTACTACAGTATGAATGTGCTTGACCTTGTGCTAGACTGGTGCGTATTTCAGTCATTAGATTGCTGTTGAGCACTTGTTCAATTGATTGTGAATTAAGGTTACCCAGCATGTTGGGATTGCCAGCACAGCAGGTTTTGACATCGCCACGGGGATTGATATGCAGCCCACGCCAGGGGGCTGCACAGTAGAAATTGCTCATGCCTTATTTACAGGCGGATTACTGACACCAACTTGTTTTGGCTTCGCCGTAGTATTCTCTAGCATAGCCATTGGCGATCAGCAGCTGGCGCAGACTTTGACCATTTAGAATGACATCTCCCAGTACACGACCACCGTACTTGTCCCAATCCATGAGAATGATCTGACGCTGGGTGGCCTGTGCAATTGCATTTTTAGTGAAAGCGGAGGCGGCTTCACCTCGTTGTGCTTCACTAGGGCATTGAGCTCGATGTCCTTTTTCTGGAGTATCAACGCCAAACACTCGGATTGACAGTTCGGGCTTGAGCGGTGCTGGTAGAAAGGGTGCGCGAAAGGCCACTGTGTCACCGTCTATGACTCTGGTGATTTCAGCGTCATATGTGACACCGGGTTTTTGTTTGGGTTGCGCAATGGCCAGCATGGGCACTACGAGTAAGAGTAGGATGAGTTTTTTCATTTGTTTTTTAAGCTACTTGATATGTGCCAGAAAGATCAAAGTGTGCGCCTGATTGCCAAGCACCGGCACCGGGAGTGTTGAATTTCCAAACTAGATCAGTGGTGCTACCAGAATAATACAGTTTCATGACTGTGGTGCTGTCAACGACGTCTACAATGCCAGCAATATGATACAGAGCAGGAGCACCAGAACCGGCTGTTTGATGCAGACTGCCGCCGGCCAGTCTAAATGTGTTTAGTGCGGGTGTGGGCAGTGTAATCTGATATCCTGTGCTGCCAAAGTTGGTAACTCCTG